TAAAAAAATAAAACCTTATCCAAAGGAACAATTACCATGCAACTCTCAAAACATTTCAAATTAGAAGAATTTACTAAATCGCAAGTAGCGACTAGAAAAGGAATTAAAAACCAACCCAATTCAGGAGATATTAAAAACCTTACCGATTTATGCTATGGGGTTTTAGAAAAAGCTAGGGTTAAGTTTGATAAGCCAATTGTTATCAGTTCAGGATTCCGTATTTTAGAATTAAATCGTGCTATTGGCAGTGGAGATTCCTCACAACATACAAAAGGAATGGCGGCTGATATAGAAATAGCTGGAGTTCCAAATATTAAACTTGCCTATTGGATTCAAGCCAACTGTGATTTTGACCAGCTTATTTTAGAACATTATAAACCTGAAGAAGATAATCATGGATGGGTTCATGTAAGTTTTTGCGAAAACTCCAACAGGAATCAGGTTTTAACCTTTGATGGAAAGAAATTTGATAATGGATTGCCTGACATGAAATGGGAAAAAGGAATAGTTGTTGAATAAAAAACTTGCGAAAAAATGACAAAGGAATTACGGTATTAAAATAAGAAAGAAAAAATAATGGCTACACAAACAATGAACAGGGAAGCAATCATTCGAATTGAGGGAAAGATAAAACTTCTTCAAAAGGATATTAGTGTGCTTCGTGATAACCACATAAAACATTTGGCTTGTCGAGTTGGAAGAATGGAAAAAGTTATGTGGAGTGTTTGTTTGATTGCCGCTTCCCATTTGTTGTTCGCAGTATTGCAATAGTTGTATTTTTGAGATACATGTTTTTATATGTATCGTTCAATTTTAGTAATTTCAGACCTACATATTCCTTATCATCACAAAGACAGTTTTACATTTTTAAAAGAAATTAAAAAAGAATTCAAACCTGACTTCATTTTAAACATTGGCGATCTATTGGATTTCCATGCAATCAATCTTCATACCCATGATCCCGATTTATATTCGGCTGGTCATGAATTAAGCGAATCTATTAAGCATATTAAAGAACTAGAAT